TATCGTGGCATTATTGTCTCCCATCTGGCTTAACATCGAGTCGTGTAGAGCCCAATCTCCAACCAACTCCGAGACGATTAGCATTATTATTACTTCCGTCATTAAAACTAGAAACATTCAAAGAAAATTGTCTTCCTCTTCCTCTTATGTTTTTAACTTGTGTTTCTGCATCTACAGGAATAGTAGCATCAGCTACTAATGTTCCACCCGGTGCATCACGCATTTTTACAATTAAATCAACAGTTTGCGGACCAGCACCGTCTGTTCCTATAAACTTAAAGTCTGGTATAACTCGACTAACAAAAGAAAATTGTTCGCCGTCACCTATATCAATATCACCTGATTGTATAGATACATTATCCATAGGAGCTCCGTCATCATCATAACCCACCTCGTGAGCATAAACATAACCTGGTGAACTACCACCAGCTGCTCTTGGTTTTTGATAAATGCCGTAGTCAATCCAAGCTGTTCTTTCCATTTTACCTATAGCCCATGTTCTTTGCACATAGTTATATGTAACATACCTATCAATCTCATTAGAACCAGCAGAAGGATAATACCATCCTACTTCGTCAAAAGTTTGATTAGAAAAACCAAAAATCTTATATCTTTCATCATAGTTAATATCATTAAAGACATATTCTTTTACAGTACAAGGCAATGCTTGAACAGAACCTGTGTAAACATAGAAATTAGATTTATCCATCCAAAATGTTGCATCGGCTCCATTGACCGCTGCATTTGGACCTAGTATCGAGGGACCCCTTGCGAGGAGAGAAGTGGTAAAGGGCAGGGGTCCCCCTACGAATCGCAATGAAAACAATGCGATATCGGTCCATACTAATATTTCCTGACGAGTCTGTAGCCCGCCAATAATCTCAGAACCTAGATTTAACTCAATCTGATCAGCTGTAGATGTTCCGTCTGTTCGTATCTGCCAATCAACTGCACTGTTTTGGTTAGAAATTGCTATTATCATTGGGTCTATTGTTCCTGTTCTAGAAGCACCAGAAATAGGATCAACGCCTAATGCAATAACATGGCCGTCTCTTTCCGAGACAATAACTTGATTTGCTTTTGTTGGAGCTAAGATTGCTCCTGCATCAGCAGTAATATTTGTAGCACGAGTATTTGTGCCTGCACTCTCGTCCCACTTGTAAATACCACCGCCTCTATAATTCATAATAAGGTCTTCACCGTAATTATCTTGATTCCATAATCTAAATGAGTCGCCTGTTGCACCAAAACCCCAAGAACCAGCATTCCAAGTACCAGAGCCCCATCCACCTAAAAGGTTTTGTAAATCTTCTCCAACAGGTATTTCAAAAGCAAATGTTAAACTACCGCCTGTATTAGAAGTAGAACCATTAGCTTGAGTAGTAACTGTTATATTAAAGTTATTAGCATCAACAACAGCTACAGCATGATTGGCGTTAATTTCTGCTATTGGAATACCATTAACAGGAGCTGACAAACCAGAGATAGTTACAAAATCTCCTGTAGCACAACCATGACCTGTAACAGTAAATTTTACAGTAGTTGTTCCATTTGTAGTCATAACGTCTGTAGCTGATACTGTGGATCGTAATGGTGTAATATCATAGAACACAGCTTGATTTAATACATAAAATTTACGATTAGTTCCTACACCTACGTATTGATTGCCGTCAAAGTCAGACCATTCAAACAATGTACGACAACTACCTAAAAAAGAATTTTGCGAATACTTTTCCCATCCACCTATCTTTTGTGGAAGACCTGATTGAAAACGAACAAGGTTGCCGTCTGTCCAACCACCTTCGTCTGTATAATCTGTTGTCTCTTTGTTTATTCCAGGTCTGAAATTAAATTTCGCTAACGGCATCTTGTAATTCTTCCACTTTCTCTTGCAAATCGTCTATTTTCCAAATTGCTTCTTTCAAAGCTTGAGTAAGTAAAGGAACCAGCTTAGATAAATCTAATTGCTGTAAGATTGGTGCGTCTGTTATTGGATCAACAGCGTCCTTGTCACCGGTAACTGCATTAGGTACTACAGCGTCAACTTCGTGAGCTATAAAACCTTCGTGAACATCATCTTTACCTATAAAAGAATAAAGAAGTGGATCTAACTCTAAAACTCTTTCAACAGCATCTTCTATTGTACCAAGTTTGTTTTTAACTCGATAATCAGAGGTTGTATTAAAAGAAGCGTTAGCTCCGTTGTTACTAATAGAGCCTACAGTTGTAGCCCCATTTAAAAATGTAATATGTTGTATACCTGAACCTTGATAACTTTTTAAGGTAGTATTTGTGTCTATGTAAGCACTAGCATTTGCATTTTGTGATGTACTTGTTATGCCACCAAAAAATATATTACCAGAAGCATCTATTCTAACTCTTTCTGCTGTACCGCCTGTTACAAATGCTAATTGATTAGTTGTTGACTTAATATTATTGCCGTCAATATTAACATTATCTACTTGTAAATTGGTTATAGGTGAATTAGCTCCTAAATTTACACCATCAATAACTCCTGAATCAATATCTACTTGATCTAAATAAGCAATTCCATCAATATATAAATCTCTAAATTTTTTAGAAGATGTTCCTATGTTAGCTGTATTTGTTACTTCCGGAATAAGACCATCTACTAATAAAGTTCCAATACCGTTTTCAATAGATCCGTTAGTAGCTCCTTGACCAGTAGCGTAAATCATAGCTGTAGCACCATTTGGAAGTGTAATGGTATTACCTGCTGAACCTTGTTTAAAAGTAAGAGTGTGACCTCCTGAAGTAGCGTTTTTTACATACCAAGTTTTTTCTAAATCAGAAGGAGAAAAGGTAATAGTCCTTCCAGAAGTTAAGGTTCCTGTAAAATTAATAAATTTATTTCTAGCATCAGAAGAGCTTCCGTCAGATATACTAAAAGTAAAATCTGCATCAGACATTGCATGGCTAACATAACCTGCAATTGCTTGATCTATAAGATCAAAATTAGTATTAGTTGTTGTACCCCATGTACCAGATTCTTCACCTGTTTGAATTAACTTTATTCCTAAATTACTATATGTAGCCATTATGCAGCAACCCTTGTCCAATTAGGTGTTTGACTTGTATCTACTTCTTGCCATAACACCAACTTACCAACTTCACCAGTGGCAGTAACACTTGTTGGGAAAACAGTAGAACCTTCTTGTATCAACACAGTTCCAATTTGACCTAATGTTGAAACGCCAGCAGGAAACGCTGTTGCTCCCATGGATAAACTAACATCTCCTTCGCTCAATGTCATTAAAAGATTTACATTAGCTTCAACAGATAAGGCAAAACCCATTCCGCTATGGTTAGAACATTTTACATACAGTGTTGATGGTGCATTATTAGCTACTACAATTTGTGTATAAGCTCCAGCTTGCCCTGGTGTTCCTACTACTGTAACCCCATCAGTGTAATCAGAACCATCTTGTGAGGTACTAAATCTTAATGGATGTGTTGCATTACTTGAATCTGACTGATCAAACCTATAAGTAAAACCTTTGTGTAAAGCCGTGTAAAGACTTTGTTTTTGACCATTAGCATAATACTTATTACCACCACCATCATTGTATACGGTAATAGCAAAGTTTTCATCTTGACGAGGATAAGCAAGAACATTAGCAATAATAGTTGGATTGCCTAATGTAGCTGTACCAGTAACTCCTGTTGGGAAACAAGTTACACCAAAATTAACAGTTTCATTACCTACAGACATAGTAGCTGTTATAGGTGTTTCTATAATAATATTTACATTGCCTTCAGTAGCAATCGAATATGGCCCTAATGAAACTGTAGAGGCTACACCAGTTACACCATGTATACCTCCTACTGATATCGCAGGACTTCCAAGTGTTGCATTAATAGCAATTCCGTTTGGAATTACAGTTACAAATTGCCCAGCAGAAGCTTGTCCTACTTGAGCAGTAGCTGATACAGATGTAACGGAAACTGTAACGCTGAGTGTAAACTCACCTGATCCTCCATAGGT